TGCTTGATCTGCATTTACACCATTTGCTTCAAATTGTGCAAGTAAGTTAATACTCTGACCTAGATTTAACCCCATTTCTTTTAGAATTGCTCCGTGTTGCTGAACTCCGTTCATAAGAGTATCAACACTTATTCCTGTATCCTGTGCTTTCTGTGTTATTAATCCTAACACATTGGCAGTTTCCTTAGCGTCAATACCCCACTGAACCATTATTTTGTTTGTCATTCCTATAGCGGTATTTAGGTCTGTTTCATTTATCTCTGCGAACTTAAGAAATAAAGTAGATAGTTCTTGAAGCTCATCACCAGTAACTTTAAACCTAGTGTTAACCTCTCCTACCGCAACACCTACATCATTCATACTAACAGGTAAACTTTTAAAAATATTATCCGCAACATTTTTTAACCCCTCGAAACTTTCTCCAGTTGCTCCAGTCTTTTTGATGATAGTGTCATATCCTTCATCAATTTCACGAAAGGCTAGTGTTGCTGCAGTTCCAACTGCTACAATTGGTGCTGTCACATTTTTTGATAGAGTTGTACCTACTGAAGATATTTTCTCTCCAGTCTCTTTAAATTTACCTCCAACTTCTTTAAGTGTAGCTTGCATTGAACTATCAGTGTGTTTTAGTTTTTCAGTGAATTTATCTAGTTCTTGTTCAGTCGCAATAATTTCTCTTTTTAATGCGTCAAATTGCTTTTCTGAAATATCTCCATTTGCGAGTGCAGTTTTAGCTTGTTCCTCAGCTATCCTTAGTGTTTCTAGTTTTTTCTTAGTCTCTTCTATGGCTGTATTTAAGAGTTTTTGTTTTTGAGTAAGTAATTCGGTATTATGTGGATTAAGTTTTAATAGTCTTTCTACATCTTTAAGTTCTCTTTGAGTTTGCTTAATCTTTCCTTCAACTTCACTTAATGCTTGTTTTAATTTAAGAGTATCTCCTCCGATTTCTACAGTAATACCTGCTATTCTACTTGCCATACAATCACCTCCTAAAAATTATCCATATCCTCTTGTGTCGCTATTAATTTATAATCATAACTATCATTATTTTTTTCAATGTACATATCATTTACTAACCCTATTGTTAACTCTGATAAATCATTCATTGAAAGTCCTAATTCAACTGCACGCAGTAAAAAAAGAGCGGTATTTAACGTCCGCTCAGTTTCTTTTGCTTTTTTTTAGATGCACTCATAGTTTTAACATTTATACCCCATAATTTTATTAAGTCTGGAAGAAGTTTATATACAGATAAAGTATCAAACTGTTCTAACCATTCACCTACATCATTTGCGATTTTATCATCTGCATGGTAAGCCATAATATATGCGATATTTTCAAATATTTCTAAACTTTCAATATCGATATTTCCTTTATTCTTATTAATCTTATCTAATATAAGCAAATCTTTATAAATATCACGACTAAACTTCATTCTGTATAGTCTAGGTATCGCTGCTGACGCTTTAAATCTTACAACTTTTCCATCTACATTTATATCTTTAATAACTCCCATTACATTTCTCCTTCATGTGTTGGCATATACACTGTTTGATACCAATTCTTATATGTTTCTTCTGTTGTCTCTTTACCAGTTTTACTCTTCACAAGTCCTTCTTTGATAGGTCTTGCTTTTATTGAAAGTGTTTCTGTTTGGACTTCTCTTGATTCCTCATTTGTTTGACCTTCAATTTTTGGGCGACCTGCTGAACAATTATAAAGTACATGACGTATTTTTTTCTGATCTCCATCAAATTCAAAAAGTAGTGCAAAGTTCTTTGTTTCTGATCCTGAATCTTCAACTAGAACTTTATTTTTATCTTCTCTTTCTTGAAGAATATCCTTTCTGAAACTTTCTGGAATCATCGCAATCTCTAAATCTCCATCATATCCCATATTGTTATTAATTGTGTAATATGATCCTCCATCTGCATAGAAACTTTCTGGTTCTCCATTAGGCTCTAAACTAATTTTTACAGCACCTGGAATTGGTACTGGCTTTTCATAAGTTGTTGTATCACCTTCAGTTAATTTTGCATAATGAACATGAGACAAATTAAATTTTACTTTATTTTCCATACTTAAACCTCCATTTTATAAATTGTTTCATACATTTCTTCACTCGGTATCCATACCTCATCTTTTGTATAGATTAAAGAATAAGTTTGTAAAAGATCTTCTATCTTTTTTTCTAATTTAAAATCTTTTTTCTCTGTATACATTTCTATAATTAAATTTTTCACACTATAATATAATTTACCATCTGCTTTAAAAGTATTTTCACCGTCATAATAATATATAAGAAATGGTAATCTCGGAGCACTTCCTTCTTTAAAATGACTATAAACAAATGGAATTTCTAGCTTATATAACATTTCACATACTTCATTTTTATTCACGATAAATCCCTCTTTATTCTTTCTAATACTTTTTCGCTAATATCTCTTGTTGCTGGCTCTATATGTGGAATTACTTTAGTGCGCCCTCCATTTTTCTTCGCATGTCCAAATTCAAGTAAATGTGCTAATTGATATCTATTTTTTGAATGAACTACTGTTTGTATAGAGTGTGCTGTTTCTCTTTCTTTTGTCACTTTCCAACTTTTTTCATAATCTCCACTTTTTTTAGGGGATCCTTCTTTTATTTTATCTCTAACTTCATTACTCACTTCAACTACTGCACCTTTTAAACTTTCCTCAGTCAGCTTAGAATATTCCTTTAAACCCTTTGTTATCTCCGCAGCGAGTGAGTCAATAGTTGTCCTCTTAGTCATTGCTATTAACTCCCTTAACTCTTAAGAACTTTTTATCTTTACTGAACACATCTACTTCTAATATGTCAAAAAATTTATTGTTATACTTTATTCTATATTCTAACGTATTAAGTTCTTTTAATTCCGGCATCTTCCTAACCACAAAAGAAATTACTTCTGAACTTAAATTAACACCATGTCTCTCTACCTCACTTGAAGTTACCAATTTCAAATTAGACCAACAAGTAAAAAAATCACTCCATGTTTCTAATTGTTGATGTAATTCATCAAATTCTAAAACTACCTTTTGAAAAGTAATTCTAGTATCTAGTTCTACAATATCCATCTTAAAACTCCTCTTTCCTATGATTAAATAGTAACGCTCTAAGAATTAGTGTTAATTCTCTAAAATCAGCATTTTCTCTATGTTCATAAAGATAAGCAACTGTATATAATATTGGTATTTTAAATTCATCAAAATCATGCTCATCACCTAACTCTGAAAAACTACTCACCCTTAGTATTCCTAAGCATAATTTTTTAGCTGCAAACAGAAGTGATAAGATTAACTCATCATCTTCTGTTGTATCAACTCTCAAATAGTTTTTAACTTGTTCAAGTTTTAGTTCCATAGTTTATATTATCCTTTAATTGGTAATATCTGAACTGCTTCTGGTAATACTAGCTTACCATCAACTCTTTCTTTAGCTACAAATCCAATCATACCATTACCAGCAAATAATTCTTGTAGTTCTTTAAATGAACGAGCACCTCTATCACCTATGTTATAATAGCTAAAATCACCAAAAGCAATTTTATTCTCTGGTGCAAAAGCTGAAGTATACACTGGGTATCCTGCTAATTTATCAGGCTCTCCCAATTGATATGATGGTTGCCAAATATATGCACCATTGTTATCTTTTAGTTTCCTGATATTAGCTATTATTTTATCGTTTAAAATAAATGCTGCTTTTTTTCTATATGGTCGTTTTAAAGCATGAATTAAATTTATAATATCATCAGCTTTTAGTGCATCCACTTCAGTTAAGTGTGTTCCTCCATTAGTTTGTGCAAATATTCCTGTTGGTTTTCCACTTCCATCACCATTTAGGAAAGCATCTTCCTCTGCATTAGCTAATGCTTTACCAAATTTTTCTAAGATATAGTTTTCTAAGTCAAACATACTATCATATAATAATTCTTCAGTAACTTTTATAGCTACATGAAGTTTGTGAGCGTCTAATAAAACTTGTTTAAAGGTTGCTTCTCCAAATTTCAACTCTCCTCCTTCTTCAACCCATGCAGCCGCAGGACTTGTTGCAGCTATATTGATTTTATGCTTACCATTTGTTTTTAAAGTCTGAGATAATTTTCTAATAATGTTTTCTTCTTCTAACGTATCAACTAATCTACTATCATACTCATCTGGAACTAAATATCCTCCATCAGTATCTACTTTTTCTTGTAGAATATTTTCAATTTGTCTAAAATTAGATCGTAGGGCTTTTATCATTGCTTTTTTGTGTTGAAGATTTTTTTTGATTTTATCTTCTTTATCAGACGCCATTGGTTTTGAGATTAACGGATCATTTACTGGTTTTGACAATTCTCTTTCCATATTTTCCATCTCTTGAAGTCTCTCTATTTCAAAAGTAAAGTTTTTAACTTTTTCTTCCATCTTGTTATAAGTTTCAACATCTTCTTTTGACAATAGTCCATCACTATCTTTTTTACTCTCAACAAAGGCTTTTGCTCCTTCCCATGCTTTAGCACGTTTTTCAATTAATTCTTGTATTTTTTTATTCATAGTTCTTACCTCCAGTTTTTTATTAAATCTAATCTATTTATTAACGAATCAGCTTTTATTTTTTCTTCTTTTACGTTTTTAAAAGTTTCTTTGATTTTATTCATCATTGAATTTTGAACTGTTGCTTCTTGGTAAAGCATACTAACATTTGGAATTTCAATATCCTGAATCTCATCTCGTTTTAAGATAGAATCAGCAAACCCAAGTTCAACCGCTTTTCTCGCATCCATCCATGTTTCATTATCCATAAGTTTTGATATTTTGTTTCGTGATAATCCTGTTTTTATTTCATAAGCATTAATTATTGATTCTTTCACCTCACTTAACATATCTATAGCTCTTTGCATTTCACTTGTGCTTCCATATGCAATTGTCATAGGATTATGAATCATAAGCATTGAAACAGGACTCATAATAACTTCTGTTCCTGCCATAGCAACTACACTTGCAGCACTAGCTGCTATACCATCAATTTTCACCTTAACATTTCCTTTGTGTTCCATTAAGAGATTATAAATTTGTGCGGCTGCAATACAGTCTCCACCGGGTGAATTTATCCATACAGTAATATCTCCACTATGTTTAATTAGTTCTTCTTTAAAAATCTGTGGGGTGACCTCATCATCAAACCACGATTCTTCAGCTATTGTTCCATTTAAAAATAATATGTTCTCTGGTGGTTTATCATTATTATTTTGTACTGTCTTCCAATTCCAAAATTTCTTCATCTGTGTTTTCCTCCTTATAATCTGTTAATCTCTCTGCATAAGCACCAGCCTTTTTAAGTGGTAACATGTTACCATTGACTAGATATAAGTTTCCTCCTTCCTCATCTGATATCAAATCTAAGTTTTCTAAACTCCTTATATCATTAGCACTCATCCAACCATTCTGACGTGCTGTTGCATATCCATTCATCCTACTTTGATAATCTCCTCTAAGCAGTCCATCAACATTGAATTTTATATAATATTTTTTCTTTTCATCACTTGTAAGTAGTCTTCTAGTCATAGCTTGTTCAAAACGTTTCACCCATGGATCAAGCGTGTATTTAACAAACTCAAGAGATTGTTGTTCAATATTAGAAAAACTAGACTTTTCAAGATCCCCTACCATATGTGGTGGAACTCTGAAAATTCTAGCTATCTCATTTATTTGAAATTTTCTTGTTTCTAAAAATTGTGCTTCATTAGGTGCTATTGAAATAGGAGTATATTTCATACCTTCTTCAAGTATCGCAACTTTATGGTTGTTCTTACCTGAAAATCCTCTAGCCCAACTTTCTCTCATTGCCTCTGGATTTTTCACTACCCCTGGATGTTCAAGTATACCACTTGGTGTCGCTCCATTTGCGAAAAACGCTGCCCCGTATTCTTCAGTTGCAATAGCCATTCCAATCGCATTTTTTGCCATGGCTATTGGGCTATAACCAACTAAACCATCAAACCCTAAACCTGGTATATGTAATATGTCACTTGGTAATAGCTTAACAGCACCTTTAGTTTTAGAGTTTGCATCTCCTTCACTTATATAATACTCATAATACAAATTACCAGCTTCATCTCTATCAACTTTCATTCTATCTGGCATTAATGGATAAAGTCCTAATACTTCTCCTTTACCATTTCTTATAATTTGTGCATAAGCATTACCCCATAAAAGCAAATGAGTCATTAGCGTTTCTCTGAAAATAAAACTTGTCATTTCATTATTTGGTTCATCATGAAGTAACGTATATAACATGTGTTCTGTTGCTTTTTTTGTACTAGTATCGGTTACCTCATACACATGTAAAGGTAGACTAGCTAATGTTTCTGAAAGTATCCTTACACAACTATATACCGCCGTCATCTGCATTGCACTTCTTTCTGTTACTCTATTTCCACTAGAACTTCCACCCATAAAAAAACTATATGGACTCCCATTTAATCTATTTTTAGGATTGTCTCTAGATTTAAATAATTTCATAAAATAATTCATACATACCTCCTAAATTTGAATACTAAAAAAGCACCTCTAATGAGATGCTTAATGCTGATATTATGATATTATACTACTTTTTACTCAAAGCTTCGTTAAAAATCTTTTCAAATTCTTTGTCAGTTAGTTTATAGTTATTCTTACATATATATTTCCCAACAAAACCACTTTGTCTATCATACTCTTGTTCTCTAATAGTTAAGAAAAATTCTTGATGAAATTTTTTTATTAATTCATCACATTCATTTTTGTTGAATTTCAAATCTAATAATAAAACATTTTGAATAGATGGTAGCCATGCAGTATTAAATCTTCTAAAAATAAATATAGGTTTTACTTCTCCTTTTCCTTCTTCCTTATCTTTCTTCTCTAAATATTTGACAATACGCCAAATAATTATCCTTGCGCTTAACATCCCAACCTTTGTATTTGATGAAACAATATGATTTGCAAAACTAGATTTCTTACTTTTCGTAAAACCTGGATTCTTACTTCTAAAAGGAAAAGCCTCAAGATTAACAATTAACTTAGACATATCCTTTAACTTTTCCCACTCTTCATCATTCAAATTACTTATAAATTTTTGTACAGGTATTTGCTTTTTCTCTAAGTAATTAAAACAGATATGCGAAAAATAATGGGATAAGTAGTATGCGTCTTCTTTTGAACAAGTATTCTTTATCTTCTCTAATTCTTGATATAGAATGCTACTCTCCGTTCCGATATTTACAATATGATTTTTTATATATTTTTTTAAATCTTCTTCTTTTTCTCCAAGAATATTTAGTGAACTATCTTCACTATTAATATCTTTTGCCTTTTTAAAATAGGAATATACATCCATATTACTTTTTTTATCCTCTAATGCGATATTGGGATTTACTAAACATAAAAATAATGTTGATATATCAATATTACCTTGAACATGATTTGGTATACCATAGTGAAGATTTTTATATTGATTAGACTCTAATTCAAACAATCCTTCCTCTATATTTAACCATGAAAAATCTCGATAATCATTTTCTAGTGCATCTAAAAATTTCGAAGATAAATCTTCCACATTTTCTGAAGTCCATGGGTTATATTTTTCTATTTTCAACAATTCCTCAGAATCTTTAATTTCTCCGATATTTTCTTTGTACTTAGAAATTAGTTTATTAAAATCCATAATCTCTCCTCCAAATTAGTTTTATATAAAGTGTAACATAAAACTAAAACTATATAAATAACAATCCTCTGTCATCATAAACACTTTCTGTATTTTGATTTCCACATCTTATCGCACGATCTAATGCCATAATTGTTGCGATTGCCCCATCAATTTTCTCTGTTGATTTTTCTTTATCTGCCTTAATATTTCCTGCTGGATCACGTCTTATAAAAATATTATCCATATTCCATCTAAGTACTGGATTACCTCCGTGTGCTAGTTTTTGTTCAAGAACTAGCTTCATAAGTTCTTTAGTAGGTGGGCTCATATCTTTAAAACCCTGTCCGAATGGTACTACTGTAAAACCCATACCTTCTAGATTTTGAACCATTTGAACAGCACCCCATCTGTCAAATGCAATTTCTCTAATGTTGTACTTTTCACCTAGTTTTTCAATAAATTGCTCAATATATCCGTAATGGACTACATTTCCCTCTGTAGTTTGTATATAACCTTGCTTATTCCAAAGATCATAAGGTACATGATCACGTCTTACCCTAAGTTCTAACGTGTCTTCTGGAATCCAAAAATATGGTAGAACTACAAACTTGTCTTCTTCATCCAAAGGAGGAAATACCAAAGTAAAAGCAGTTATATCTGTTGTA